TTATTGTAGAATTACCACATTCATCAATACTACCATCCTCTTTAAAATTAAAATCACTAACTAATCTAATGACTTCTTCCTCATCGCTAATTAAGAAACCTGTACTTAAACATCTAGGTAAGTTTTCTTCTTTAACATCTTCTACACTTCGCCATGCACTATCAGATGTTATATCAATCCAATATACATGTACGAACTTGTATGGAATTTTTTTAATTGCTCTCACTTATCTAATTCTCCGGTGTATTTAATATACACTATTGCAATTATGAATAAAAAAAATGTTATTGTAGGTAACCAATCTCTTAGAAATAAAAATACCCAATCATCATATATGTTATGCATTAGAATATACTCCTTAAAAGATTATAAGCAATCCAATATATTAAGATACAATATAGCGAAATGTAAAGTATAGTAGTTATAGCACCAAAAAACATTACAAGTTTATCTATCATTCCACCACTCCAATATAAAGGGTTCCATTAAGTTAAATAGTGCAAAATCGTTTGTTGTAAATGTTGTTATTGCGACAACAACTATAGGTATAAAAACCGTAGCAAAAATTATCTCTAGTGTAGATTTTAATAAGTTAGGTTTTGGCCACCCATTTGGTCCTTCATTACTCACAATCTGGTTCCTCTTCTGTTTGTTCTCCACCTGTTTCTGTTGTTACTTCACCTTCAATCACTTCACCTGTCTCGTTATTTTTTATACTAACTTTTACAGAATGTGGTGTTTCAGTTATTGATACTACAGGAAAAGGACTTTGATTTCCGTTTACAAAAAATCTTACTGTTGTTGTCTCAGCATAAACAGGATAAGACCCTAACAATAATAATATCATAATTAAACTTCTCATTAATGTATACTCCTTGGTTTATTCATTTCTTCTTCCATATCTTCTTCATATTTTTCTTCAAGAGCATGATACTCTGCCAGACATGTATCTATATAATCAATCAAGTCTGAAATCATTTTTGTTCTTGGTTCTATTATCTCAACACTTGCTTTTATTAACAGTAATTGGTCCATAAATTTTAAATAATCAACCATTGACATTTATTAACTCCTTTATCTCTATTAAATTTTTATATTCTAAAACATTATCTGTCATACTATTGATAGAATCTTTTATTAAATCTCTATATTCTTGTTTTAAATGAAATACTGCTGATAGTGGCATGACTTCTACATCTATAAAGAAAGCTGCCGTATCTTCATCTACTGTTAGTGTTCTTTCATGTTCTATTCTAAAATATAAATCATCTAAAGATTTAAAAGATGGTTTTTTATGTCTAGGGTGATTACTTAAACTTTTTAAAGGTGATATGCCCCATACATGTCTGTGAAATGATTTGCCACTTGTCATAGAACGCCATATACCATTACTTGCCCTTAACAACATTTCATTATCTGCAACAGGTTGATGAACTTCTTCTAGTGTCATACCCTTTACCTGTTTAGGATTCCATGAACTTGCCATTGCAACAAAAGCTGCCTCAACTTTACCTTTATGCATGATGATAACATCATCAGGTATTTCTAGACCCATTTCTACAATGTCTGCATAAGGTTCTGAAAAAGAACCATCTTGAAAAGGTTCATTCATTGCCTCAGAAGTTTTTTTAACTAACTTCTTTTCTATAGCAAGGTCCGATTCAAATGACATATCGCCAAGTAAAGTATTATACTCGATAAGTCTTTCTTCAAATGCTTCTTGAAGATAGTCTTTAAACTTTACAGAATCAATAGGTGTAAACCTAGGACTTGTTGTATATGGTATTTGTACTATTTCTTTTATATTCATAATTAATGTGTCCATTATACAGGACTTTCAATTCAATGTCAAGCACTTTTTTACTCTGGTTTAACATAGTCATCATTCCAACCAAAAGCGGACTTAACTGCTGAAGCGGTTAGTCCTTTATAGACATTATGTAATTTTTTATCTTTTACATTACACAATAACTCTGCCTCATCTTTGTGAAGACCTTCTAGTATTTGAATGAATAAAGTTTCTTTTCTTGTTTTAGATAATGTATTATCACCACCGACAATAAAATGCCATAGTTTATTTGATTCACTTTCTAATACAGTATGTTCTGTACCAGCTGGGGCGTCATTCTCCATATATGGTGGTCTACCTTGTGGTAAATCCCATACTAATTTAGGGTCAAATGCACCTTTTAAGATTCTTCTTAAACCTGGTGTATCATTCTCTTTCAAGATTTCTACTTTTTTTGATTTTACTTTTGCATTGTTTACTTTAGTAAATACTTCACTAAACAATGGTTTTCCTGTTCCACCTGCAGCCAAAGATTTCATAGCTTCTGGTTTTATAAGATTTGGGTTTCTTTCTACCATAATATTACCTCATGTTAAAAGTCATTTATATTAGTCATTAAATTTTTCAGTTTATGGTCTATAAAATACTGCAATAGTTTAGAACTATCTGGTATTTGATATGACCTGTAAGTATTTATAATGTCTTCTTGTATCGCTATCGGTATCTCACCTAAGTCAATCAATTTCTTATTTCTCTGATAATTTAATCTTGTTATACTGCCAAGTGGTATGTTGTCTAACTCTGCCCACTCTTGTAATCTTTTCTTATGTATTGGTTGTTGTTTTTCACCTGTTACAAATACATTGTCATCTGATAGTATGTTAGGTATACCATCTGAACGGTCACCCTTTATTATTTGTTCATGTAAATATTTTACAGGGTCATCATCTTCTACAAACTTTTTCTGAATAGGACTAAATTGTTTTACTTCATCATATTTGTGTAATTGTATAAAATCTTTATCACCTGATACTATCATTACCTTTTCTTTATTGTTATGTGCCTCTCTACATAATACTGCAATGATATCATCTGCTTCAGAGTTATCTACAGATAAAACCATGTAAGGAAAATTTTCTGCAATCTCTTGTCTTACAACTGTAATGATATCAAAAAGGTCATCCCATTTGTCCGAACTCTCTTGTGTTTCTAATCTAACTTGTTTTCTTTGATACTTGTAATTAGGAAAGTATTCTCTACGCCAAGGGTTTGCTGAATCAGCACATAATATAGGTCTACCATATTCTTCTTTAAACTTTAGATTATACCCTCTAATACTATTTAAGACCATGTGTCTAAACATATCAATATTAGGTGGCTTTTGACCTCTTGTCTGTGCCATATAATTAGATATAAGCACTTGGTTTAAATCAACTAAAATCATTTATCATCATCCTCAGGTGGAATGGGTATTTCAAAATCAGGTTCAAAATGTATTTCTTTTTCATCTTCTTTTTGTTGCATATCTTTTGGTTCTAAAATATTTCCATAATTTATTATAGGTTGTATTTCTCCATTTCCTCTTTTTACTTCAATCATCTTATCAATAAGAACTTGAGCGATATGTTTTTTACCCATATCTCTATAAATTAAACCTCTAACTATTTCTGTAATCATTGCAAGGTCACCATAAAAATGTGGTTTATGTATATCACAACCACCATCAACTAATCTTCTAATTAAGTCTACTGCAATATCATCAATTAAAGTTTCTACAAATTCAACTTCTTGTTTTTGTTGATTTATTTCTTCGGTTAATTTATCAATATCGTTATCAGATATTTTGAATTTATTACCTTTATCTTTAGGAAATAATTGAACTACATTATCTTTTTTATCTTTATCCTTGTTCAACTTTTTCTCCTTTGAAATTAACAAGACCTTGGTCATCAAAATATTCTACCAATTGATGATAACCTCCTATAATTTCACCATTTATTTTTATTTGTGGCATGGTTCTCACATCTTTACCTATGTCTTTTTTAAAATCTTTCACAGAATCAAAATCTTCAAATTTCTTTTCTGTGTATTTTAAACCAAGGCTATTTAACATAGCCTTGGCTTTAGAACAATAGGTACATTTTTCTTTACTGTACAGTACTATTCTCATCTTCTACTTCCTCATCTGATGATACTAAATCATCCCATATAGTTTCGTGTTGAGACTTATCTTTTGATTGATAAGCATCCACAGCCTGCTCTATCGTATACTCATACATCTTATTAAGTTTACCCATAGGTAGTCTTAGACCAACATATGCACGATACTGACCATCAACAGTCAATGTTACATCTTGTTTAAAGACTTCATACCCACGAACAGGAGTATTTTCGATAGAATTAACTATAGCACTTTCAACTTCAGTAACAACAGATTTACTAGCAGTTTTACCAACTTCAGTAATGAACTGTTTACTTTGTTTGTTCATTGTGCCTTTTATCATGTCAGCAATTTCAGATTTTGCAATCATCTTTGCCTTCTCAATCGCAAGGTTTAAATCAGGCGATACCGAAGTACCTGCCCCAAATATACACATACCTTCATGAGTTTCATCTGTGCTACAAACTTCCATATTAGAATAGTCTTTCATAAACCATCCTGGAACTTGTGTTACAAATTCACCATTCTCACTTTTTACAGTATAAAGTGGATTGTCTACTGTTGTACATGCACCTAATGTAAGTGCCAATACAAACATCATTATATTTTTCATTATATTACTCCTATCACTCTTTCAACGATACTATTTATGCTACTACTAAGATGTATAACCACCTCTTCAATGGTCAAATCTGTCATAGTAACTAGTACGAATCCAAGAGTAAAGATTATCACATTTTTTATCATTGGACCTCCCAATCGCCATTTTTTGTTAGACATGCTTTTCCTGGCGTTTTAAAAGCATGATTCGGTCTATCATATTGTCTACAATACCTAGGGGCATTTGTATCTCTATAATAAAATTCTGAAAACAATTCCCAATAACCTGGTTCATCAAAATTTTTTCTGCCGTCTGCACAGATTAATTTTTCTTCTTTAGTAACCACATCATCTTTTGTTGTTATTATAATCTTTGTAAAACAATATTGTTGTTTTATTGGTTTTATCTTTGCATGATATTCTTCACCACCTCTTGCAACATGTGTTGTATATGACATTAAAGTCATGAACATCAAAAATGCAATTAGAATCTCCCATTGAATTTTCATCTTCTACTCTCCCATTTACCTGTGTAAGGATTTTTATATGGTTTTTCTAACCATCTACCATCTGGCATTTGACATGCCGTACCAAATTCTGTTCTTCTGTCTATATTACCCATGCCTATAACAGGCCAAGGATTTGTTATATTTACGGTCACATCATAATCAACACATTTAAAAGGACCATCATAATATAAACTTGTTGTATGTATTATGCCGTTGTTCCCTGTTTTTCTGTTGTGCCAATTAGTATAAGATGAACCTGATGTTGCAACATTCATGTGGTCTACAAAAGTACCATAATGAACATCATAATCTGATTGATACATCATTTCAGCACCTGCAAGAGCACCACCTAAAGTACACATTGCAACTACATATGGATTGTCTATCCCTGCTGATACACATGCTACTGTTGATGTTGTTGCACCTAGACCGGCGCCGATATGAGACCTGGTTGCCAAACATCCTTGTAAGGACAACCCAATCAAAACGATAGCGAATGTTCTAAGCATTCTTTTTTGCTGGATACTTATTATATTTTCCTTTATCATTTGCTATCTCTCTACATAAAGTTTGTATGTCTTTAATTAGAAAATCAATATCATCTTTATCTGATTTTCCTACTGTAGGGTCATCTGGATGACCGTACTTCATTATCCTTAATTGTTCTGATTTATCATAAATTACTCGAATCTTATCACACATTGATGAAATTTTATGATACATTACAATTGCCTCCAAGTTATTTAAGGTTAAGGTGCCCTCGAAAGGGCACCACTCTCACATTAAGAAGTGTAAGCGTACTTTGTACCATAAAGTGATTTGATACCAGCAGCCACAATTGTTCTATCAGCGTTATCAGATAGTAATACTTCTGATACACCAGCAGCTAAAATTGCTTTTGTTGGTTTACCCATACGGTAGGTTGTACCACGACTTGTCTCATTAATAAAAATCATATGACCTTTACTTCTCAAAGTATCAATCATAGCTCTTGGTGATGTCAAGTCAAATCTATTTCTTAAAGTAGACCAAGATACTGGTTCACCTTTTGATAATAGGTTTAGTACTTTTTGTGTTTTGCTTATCGCTCTTCTTGCCATTATATATCTCCATGGTTGTTAAATGTGCATTTTAAGTCTGCATGACTATTACATTTATAGTAATTCTCATTATTATAGGACATTTTGAAGTGTATGTCAAGCTTTATTTTCATTATTTTCACTACTCATCAATAATATAATGTAATGAATCGCCTTCAATAAATCTTTACGGTTTTTACCGTCTTTCTTACCATATCGGCAAAGATACTTAATGGCATTTGCTTGGCAAAAATCTTTGTCAATATCAAGTTGTCTTAACATATCTTGTACCTGGAAACCGTCTTTAGTTGTACTATAGTGTTCACCATAAGTACC